GAGGCGCGGCATGGCCTGGCGAGGCATGGCAAGGCAAGGCAAGGGTTTCTTTAAGGAGATCACCGATGGCAGGTGAGTGGTTCCCGATCGACTGCTGCATCCCAGAGAAGCCCGAGACGCTCGAGCTCGTGGACCGCACGGGCCTGGGCGTTGACCAGGTCGTGGGCCGTCTGGTGCTTCTCTGGCGGTGGGCCTGTTTGAACAGCTCCGATGGCACGGCCCGGATCTCGGTTCGGCTGCTGTGCAGGATCTGCGGCGGTGACGAGGCGTTCTGGCAGGAGGTCGAGAAAGTGGGCTGGCTGGTGATCGATGCTGACAACGGGACCGTTGCTATTCCAGGGTGGGATCGCCGGTTCTCTAAGTCCGCTAAATCACGGGCTTTACATGCAGTCAGGGCAGATGGTGCGCGTCAGCGCACTACCCCGTGCGCTGCGGCGCACTCACCACCGGCGCGTGGCGCACCAGAAGAGATAGAGGAGATAAGAGGAGATAGAAATTCTTCTTCTTCCCCCAGGCGAGCTGCGCAAGGACCGGAGCAGCCGGCAGGCTGGGAGACGCTGCGGAAGGCTTGGGCTGCTGGCACAGGCCGCCCGTGGAAGCTGCCCAACGCCCCGGACAAGGTCGCAGACCGCCTGGCCGAGGAGGGCTGGTTTGAGAAGGCCCTCGCAGCCATTGAGGCCCTGCCACGGTGCAAATACTTCCGCGACCCCGTGACGCTGCCGCAGCTGCTGGCTCCGGGATTCGTCGACAAGGTGTTGGGCGGCCAGTTCGACAACCCACGGGAGCAGCGGCCTGCGGGCGCCTACCGCGGCCCGGACGACAAGCCACCGGCCGAGGGATTCAAGGGCAAGGACGCCGACGACTTTGAGTACACGAGACGCAAGATGGTTGACCAACTACGACAGGAGGTATCCACATGACCACGGCCGAGAAGGCCCCGCTGACTGCGAGGCAGAAAGAGGCGTACGAGTTCATCAGGGCCAACATGGAGCTCTACTCGCCCACTGTGCGCGAGATCGCCAGGGCGATGTCGATCAAGAGCCCAAATGGGGTGGTCGTCCACCTCGAGGCCCTGGAGAAGAAGGGCTGGATCACCCGCAAGCCCAACGCCACCCGAGGGATTGAGGTGACTCCATGACGGTAGAGCAGTTGGTGTGCATCACGGTCGGATTCGTGGTGCAGGGTGCGACGTTCGTTCTGGGCATTCTGGTCGGAATCTCGATGAGAAAGGATTCACATCGTGAAGAAAGAGAAGGAGCCGGAGGCTCCGAGCAGGTGGGACGAAAGCTGTAGCAGGAACTCCCTGCGGCCTTCGCCGTGGGTGCGGCGACGGATCAGGGAACTGGGACTGAGTGGCAAGTTGGTGAAGCACTGGGTGCCACCGGCTGTGAAGCTGCTCGTGCGGTGAATGGCGAGAAGGGACGGAGGATCGTGATGGCTGAGGAAATCGAGCGACTGCGGAACGGTGCAGTGACGGGCTGCGAAACGGTGTGCCCGCACGTTCGCGGCACGGTCACGCAGTATTGCAGCCTCAACTTCACGCTCTCCGGCGAGGAGCGGGATGCACTAGAGTTTGTCGTAGAAACAGGTCGCGTTGCCACTCATGATGAAACAACGCTCCGCAATTTACTTGAAAGAACAAAATGACTGACCGTGACTACTTCGCCGCCGCTGCGCTAACTCGCGGGATGGGCGTTCTCGGCTACGAACAAATTGCAAAAACGTGTTACGAAATGGCCGACGCCATGCTCCGCGAGCGGGAGCAAACGAATCATGACGCTGCGCCGGAAGCGAGGGCCTATCCATCTGAATCCTCCGTTCCACGGGGGAATGGGGGCGGATGCGGCGGGACTGATAACCCCGTGACGCTACCCGCTATGGGCACCGGCGACATTCCAGTTTCCAGAACGCGAGGACGGGTAGGCACGATACTATCCGAGGCCGAAATTGACGCTCTGGAATACGTCGTCGAGGAGGGACGCATCGCCGGTATGGACGATTACGGCATCCTGCGGTCGCTGCTCGTGAGGGTGCGGCCGGAATGGGAGAGCCAATCGTATGAGAAAAACGACGAAAAACGCACGAACGCTGCTATGAATCGGGACGCTACACCGAGCGAGGGTAGTGTGCAGGGCGAGGGTGCGCTCACTGACGCGGAGCGAGAGGCGATTTCATTTTTTGCTACGTTACGCGGCGGCGACTTTGATTCCTGCCTACCGCGCGCCGCCACCCTCCGAGAACTGCTGGAGAGACTGAAGTGAAAACAAAGCCCGTAGCATGGCGTGTAACAAGCGACGGTCAGTCGGACATCTACGAAACCAAATTAGAAGCGATGTTTTGGGGCGATTTCAAAGCTGGCTACAATACCACGCCTGTTCTGGTGAGTCCGCTGTTCGCCGGAGATTCAAAAGAGTTCGCGCCTCAAGGCGCGAAACGACGGAAGCCAGTAAAAGTGTGGATCAGAAAGGTCATGTGGTAGGAGGAATTATGAGACTTCAACACGCTGGTTCATGCGATGAATGCGGAACCGACACGGGTCCGTTCGTCCACTTCGGAGGTGGAACGATGGCGTCCGAGGATTGCGTGATTTGCATGCCGTGCATCTACGCTGCATACAGGTCTACGCACTTGCTGACGATGGTGAATGGGCCGATGGCAGGAATGCGAATGGACGCATCTACGGAGAAGATGAAGCCATTCGTAGACACAAATGGGCGAGTGTATTGGTACGAACTCTCCGACTGGAGTAGGGAAGGCGAAAACACTCCCCACTGCGTGTGGCTGTTTCGCGGCGAGACTGACTCCGAGTCAAAACCACCAGATGTGAAGAGATGAGCAAACCCATCGCCTACGCTGCCGTCGCCGCTGATGGCAGCGAAAGCTCTGCGGTCTACATGCTGCGAGAACAGGCAGACGAAGCCGCTAGAGAGTGGGGCTGGATGGTCGTCCCGCTCTATGCGCTCCCAGTGCTGAGGGCTGAAGACGAGATCGCAATTGAAGCAGCATGGGAACGCACGGGGCTGACGCCAACGTGGCCCGCAGACGAGGCTGGTTGCGGCGTGAAATATGCCAATGCGATGGCGGATGAGATTATGCGGCTCCGCTCGCCCACGCTCACCGCCGAGGAGCGGGAGGCGATCTATCGCGCTGAGGCTCGGCTGCGGACGGCGTATGTGCCGGATCACGAGACAGCCGCCACACTCCGCTCGCTGCTGGCCCGTCTCGCTTGACAAGTGGGCGACTATGGCGGCATGTCAATCGCGTTTTCCGTTGACGGCGAGCCGGTCCCGCAGCCTCGGGCAAAGATCACGACCCGTGGCAAGTTCGCGCACGCCTACGTTGAGGCACGGCACCCGATCCACGCCTACCGCAAGGCCCTACAGCTGGCAGCCGTTGACGCTGGCCTCCGTGCCTGTACGGGAACGGTGGAGGTGGTGATCGACGCCGTGTTCGTGCGGCCAAGGTCGCACCTGAACAAAAAGGGGCTCAAGCCCACCGCACCGCCCGCCCCGCTGCCGGACGTGGACAACGTGGCCAAGGCGGTTCTGGATGCCATCGGCCCAATCATCGGCAACGACAAGCAGGTGAAGCGGTTGGTGATCGAAAAGCGGTACGGCACGGAGGCACGGACGACCGTGCGTGTAACGTGAGCGTGGCACTCGTAACGAGCGTGTCGGCGAACATTGCCGATCTGGCGGCGCTGACCGTTCCGAACAAGCTGGAATATTGCCTGCGGCACGGGTACTCGCTGATCTGCGACAACCAGCCGTACGACCAGGCGGTGGCCAGAGTCGACCTGCTGTGCCACTACCTCGACAGGTTCGACATGCTGTGGACGCTCGACTGCGATGCCGTCATCACAGACATGCGGCAGCCTATCCACGAGCTCGCGTGCATCGGGCCGCACGTCACGGTGTGCGAGGAAGGAATCGTGTCGTGGAACCGCTTGAACTGCGGCAGCATGGTATGGCGAGACACGACCAAGGCACGCGCTCTGCTGCAGACGATTTCCGAAGAGCGTAACCGGTGGGTGGGCCTGCGGTGTGGGTGGCAAACCCTACTCGGCGAGCTCGCTTCGGTTGGCGTGGACGTACTGACCGTGGCACCGCTCCGGGCCTTCAACTCGTGCGTGTGGAACCGGCCGGCGAACGCGAGGGACGAAGTCGGTGGCCACTGGCAGCAGGGCGACTTCGTGTACCACCCGTGCGGCGTCTTTCCGATGGAGGAGCGAACCGAGTGGCTGAAAAGCATTCTGACGCAGGTGAAACGGTGAAAATCCCTGAGCACCTTGTGCGGCCCACCGAGCCCTTCCGGTCATCGTTCGACGAACAGGTCGTCCTTGGGGCCGTCGAGCTCGCCGAAAGCCGGATCGCCATTGTCGGGCTGGCCCGCAACTGCGCGCCGCAGCTGGCAGCCAACCTCGAGCTTGCGGCCCGGCTGGGTGACGCTTGCGGCGAGTGGCAGCTGCACGTCGAGACGAACGACAACGAGGACGCCACCGACCAGGTGCTCGCCGACTTCTGCCGCCAGCACAGCCAGGCGACATTCACAAGCCAGCGGCTCAACCGGCAGCATTTCACCACGGAGTTTGCTGGCCGGCGGACTGAGGCCCTGGCCGAGTACCGCACAGCGTGCCAGCGTTGGGTGCGTGAGTGTGCGGCCGAGGCCGACTACGTCGTGGTGATTGACTTGGACGCATGGGGCGGCTGGCTACCCGAGGGCGTGCTGAACGGCTTTGGGTGGCTTCGAGAAATGCCAGAAGCCTACGGCATGGCCAGCGTGTCGCTCCTGCAGCATCCGGCATACGAGACAAACGCTGCCGGCGAGGCGCGGGCGGTTGCAGCGTGGCTGCACTACGACTGCTGGGCACTCAGGCTGAATTCGTACTGGGACGACTACACCAACGGCCTCGGCGGGTGGAAGCACCAGTGGCTGCCGCCGGTCGGGTCGCCTCCTGTGCCGGTGTGTAGCGCGATGGGCGGGCTGACGATCTACCGGACAGCCGCATATCTGGCCGGCAAGTACGACGGAGCGGACTGCGAGCACGTCACGTTTCACGAGAGCATTGCCGCTGCGACGGGGCAGCGATTGTACCTCAACCCGTCTCAACGGTGCTTGATGAGGTGGCTGGATGGCGGGCAACACGGCAAGGATTGATCTGAACCTCCTGCGTATGCAGTGGGATTCTCATTCAGCCATGGTGGCGATCTGCACCCATTGGACGATCACGAAGGACCAGTTGATCAGGCTGAAGGGTGTCGTGCCGCTGGCACCTCGGCACGACCGGCGGTTTCGGTTCAAGCCGAAGAGGTCAGAGTGCCGCGACCCGACGCCGAGCGAGATCCGAGCGGCCACCAAGCGTATCCGCGATTCCTGGGACGACGCGACCGAGCAGGATCGCCGCGTGGTGAAGACGCAGTTTTTCCAGCTGCGTTCGTATTCCCTGCCTGAAGAACTGCAAGACATCCCCGAAATCCAGCCAGATTGGTAGGTATGGTCGCCGACGCCCCACTCGCTGCCGCTGCACCGTTCAACGACATTGCGTCAAAGGTGTCGGCGTTTCTCGTCACGGCTCGCGTCTCGGCGAAAGACGGGCTGACGCTCACGGAGTTCGGCTGTCTCGTCGCCGCTCTCGTGCGGCTGGCTGTCGAGACGCTTGACGCCACACAGAACCTGACGGGCGAGGAGAAACGGCAGATCGTGCTTGAGGCTATCGGCGTGCTGTTTGACTCTGTGGCCGTGCTGTGTGTGCCGATGAGCCTGTACCCGTTTTGGTACTTCGTCAGGCCAGCCGCTCGCGCTCTCGTCATCGCTATCGCTGCCGGGACTATTGAGATTCTTCTGCCACTCTTGAGGAAGCCGTGATTACAGCACTGCTTGTTGCCGTCGCGGTCTATGCTCTCGCTGGGCAGCAGATCGCAGAGAAGTTCAAAGCGTTCATTGCCACGGCAAAGTGGCCGACGTTTGACGGCAAGCACGTCGCAGCGGTGGCGTTGCTCATGGCTGCGGCGATTGCGTTCGCGCCGCAGCGGCAAGCACCGCAGCCATCCCCTGCGCCGGTGCCGCCGGATGCGTTCACGCTCAAGGGAAAATTTATCGGCGAACGCGCCGCCTCAGACGCCAGTGTCCTGTCAGCCTTGTGCTCAGAACTTGCAGATTGCATCGAGTACGACGGGCAGCACGACCAGCGGCTCAAGACGGGCGTGGCGTTTGATGAGCTGCGGATCGCCGCCCGCGAGATGCGATGCCGTGGCGAGTCGATTGGTGCCCGGCAGCCGCACGCCAAAGAAGCCATCCATAAGTTCTTAGACGACGCTGTGGGCTCATCTGGCGGTCCTGTGACGCCAGAGAGCCGAGCGGCGTGGGTGTCGGCACTCCGTGACCTGTCGAGGGCTGCTGCCGATGTCACGCGCTAACCGCTGGTCGCTGTCTGCCGTTGTGTTCGTGATCGTGATGGCGATCTTGGGTGCGCTCGTGGAGCGTGCCACGCACCGTGTTGTCGCACGGATTGACGGGCAGTTCGGCTATACGCCAGACCCAGAGGGTACGAAGGCGTTTCTGGCAACTCTCGGCAACGAGCAGTATTTCAGCCAGGCGGGTGCCGAGGCGATGCACGAAGCCAAAGGCGTTGATACGTTTCTGTATCGGCAGATGGACGCTGCACACCGGGCACGGTACGGAAAGCCGTTTGTGGCATGGCGGCAAGCAATTGGTGACTGCGTGAGCTTCGGCGCAGCCGGCGGGGTCTACTGCCAAGACTCTGTGTCATGGTCGCTTGGAAAACTTCCTGAGCCGCCACTCGTGCCGGCTACTGAAGCGTTGTACGGCGGTGCTCGTGTCGAGGCGATGCGAAAGCCGGGCGACGGCTTGCAACCCTATGGAGGGTGGAGCGATGGTGCCACCGGCTTCGGTGCCGCAAAGTTTCTGCGTGACTTTGGCGTGGTCTATCGCCAGAAGTATCCGACCGCAGACCTGACCGAGTATTCCGGCGAGCGTGCAAAGCAGTGGGGTGCCTACGGCTGCGGCGGACAGAACGACAACGGCAGGATGGATGCAGAGGCGAAGAAGCATCCGCTTCGTCACGTCGTGGCCGTTCGCACTTGGTCGGAACTGGCGGCGGCGATTGAGTCAGGCTATCCCTGCACGCTGGCGTCTTCTCAGGGCTTTCAGTCTGTCCGCAACAAGGACGGCATCGCAGAGGCATCCGGCACATGGATGCACCAACAAGTCGCCATTGCTATTAGGCACCGCAAGAACGGGTCGCCCGATGACCTTGTGTTGATTCTCAATTCGTGGGGTCCGAATTGGATCGCAGGCCCGAAAGTTCCGGCAGACATGCCAGACGGCTCGTACTGGGCACGTCGCTCTGTCGTTGAGACTCGGATGCTCGATGACGCATGGGCAATCGGCGACACGGACGGCTTCAAGTACCGAGATCTTGACCACGGCGGATGGCTCGCACCTGCGCCGCCTGAGAAGACCGCCCGCAAGCCGTCACCCGCTCGCCTCATTGCTGACACGTTCCACCTTGCACAGTAGGAGATCCCATGTCGCTTCTCTTGTGGCTCGTTTTCGGCGCTATTGCGGGCGGCATCGCCAAGTGGCTGATGCCCGGCAAGTGCCCAGAAGGCTGGGTGCCGACCATCGGGCTTGGCCTGATCGGCTCTCTCGCAGGTGGGCTGCCGTTTGGGAATGGCCCTGCTGGCCTGATCGGCAGCGTGATCGGTGCGTGTGTCGTGATGTTCATCTACTCGATCTGGAGCGTTGACCGATGAGCCAGAAAGAAATGCAGACAGCCGTGGTTGTGGGCCTGGTGGCCGTGGTGCTGACGTGGTGGGCAGCCACGAGCGACTACAGCCCGGTCAAGCCTGAGCCACAGCGTCCCGTACTGCGTTTGCTGGCGAGGCTCGCCAAGGCGGGCCTGTGGGTGATGATGTTTGCTGAGCCGCCCCCGCAAGAGGCTCGCTACGTTGTTCATGCACGGGTGGATGAGAACGGAAACAGGGTGATCAACCACGGGCAAGGATGGTGACCATGTGGCAGTACATCCTCTCGGTGCTTGCGGCCCTCGCTGCTGATCCTGCACAGATCGACCTCGAGGCCCCGAGAGCCTCGGCTGCGGTGTCGGCAGCGTATGCCACGACTGCACAGGAGAAGGCCCCAGAGCCCACGCCAGAGCCTCCCAAGCCTAAGCCCGCCGTGTGTGTGGACTGTGGCGGCAAAGGCTACATCGTCCACGGTGATGGCCATAGGACCGTGTGCCCTACGTGTGCGGTGAAGAAGTAGCCCATGCCCAGCAGGATGCCAAGCTATCGCCCGCCTCGCCTGCGTACACACAGCAGGCGTGACGACACTGCTAGGCCCAACGCATCGGCCCGCGGCTACACCGACAAGCAGCATCGCAAGTGGCGGCAGGCTGTGCTCACACGTGACGCTTGGGCCTGTGTGGACTGTGGACGCATTGACCAGGCCAACCATGCCGACCACCTCGTGCCGGTGGCAGAGCGGCCCGACCTGCGGTACGACGTGAACAACGGCGCGTGTCGATGTCGTTCGTGTCACTCACGTAAGACGATCCGCGAGCGGCCCCCGGCAGGGAGGGGGGAGGGTGGTCCCCATCACGGGGGGGTGGGGTCTGGCGAACCACGGTCGTAACCGAAGAAAACGCACGGCCGAAATTGAAAGTTTGCGTTTTGCGGCCGAAAACGAGGGGTGCGAAATAAATCGTCCCATCAATCGTCGCCTTGGAGACCAGTCAGATGGGTAAGGGAAGGAAGCCGACTCCTAAGTCGATTCTTAAGCTGCGCGGCTCTCGCGTTAGGGGGCCGCACAAGGCCGGGATCGACGCGCCACCCGGCGTGCCACCGGCACCCGCCTGGCTGTCGGAAGTCGCATCAGCTGAGTGGCACCGGATCGTGCCGATGCTCGAGGCGTCCAAGGTCATGAGCCCGCGGCACCAGCAGACGCTCGCGGCCTACTGCGACTCGTTCGCCGACATGGTCCAAGCCGACCAAGAGCTCAAGGCCAACGGCACCACTCTCATTGACGACAAGGGTAGGGTGAGCAATCACCCGGCGTGGATGAGGAAGCGCGACGCACGAAATCAGATGCTGAAGTTTGCGGCCGAGTTCGGCCTGACGGCATCTGCACTGGCGAGGGTCTCATCCGTTGACCAAGGCCCGAAGGAAGACGAAGACGACGCCCGCATGTTCGCTTGATGCGAAGGCGGCCGACATCGCCGTCCGGTTCTTTGAGGAGAACCTGACCCACAGCAAGGGCGAGCTGGGCGGCAAGCCGTTCGTGCTCGAGCAGTGGCAGAAGGACTACGTGTCGAAACTGTTCGGCACGATGAACGGCGACGTGCGGCAGTACCGCACGAGCCTGCTGGCGATCCCGCGCAAGAACGGCAAGAGCACGCTGTGTGCTGGCATTGCGCTCAAGCTGATGTTCGACGGCGAGCCGGGTGCTGAGATCTACTCGTGTGCTGCCGACCGGGACCAAGCCCGCCTCGTATTTGAGATGGCGAAGGTCTGCGTTGAGAACTCGCCCAAGCTGCGGAGCCGGCTGCGAGTCTTCCGCAACTCCATCGTGCGGGAGGACACGCACACCACGTACAAGGCGCTATCGGCCGAGGCGTTCACGAAGCACGGGCTGAACGCCCACGGGATTATCTTCGACGAGCTGCACGCCCAGCCCGACCGCGAGCTCTGGGACGTGATGACCACCTCGACCGGGGCCAGACGGCAGCCGCTGTGCGTGGCGATCACAACGGCGGGCTACGACCGCAAGAGCGTCTGCTGGGAGATCTGGCGGTACGCCCTGGCTGTGCGGGACGGGGCAATCAAAGACCAGACCTTCCTGCCCGCGATCTACGCAGCTGAGCCGGCAGATGATTGGACTGCGGAAACCACGTGGCGCAAATCGAATCCGAATCTGGGCGTATCGGTGAAGCTCGACGACCTGCGCGTCCGGTGCAAGCGGGCACAGGACATGCCGAGTGAAGAGAACACGTTCAAGCGTCTTCACTTGAACATGTGGACCGAGCAGGACACCCGCTTTTTGCAGATGTCTCACTGGGCTCAAGGTGACAAGCCCTGCCCGGTGATGCTCGACGGCCGCGAGTGTTTCGCCGGCCTCGACCTTGCCACGACCTACGACACCACGTGTTTCTGTCTGCTGTTCCCGCTGGATGACGGCACCTTCTGGGCCGAGCCTCACTTCTGGATTCCCGAAGACAACATGCGGGACCGGGTGAAGCGTGACCGTGTGCCCTACGACGTGTGGGCGAAGGCAGGCAAGCTGCACCTGACTCCCGGCAACGTCACCGACTTCGACCAGGTGCGGGCCGACATCGTGGCCCTGTCTAAGAAATACAACATCCGGCAGGTGGCGATCGACCGGTGGAACGCCCACCAGATCACTACTCAACTGCAAGGCGAGGGCGTAAACGTCCTAGGCTTTGGGCAGGGATACGGCTCGATGTCGAGCCCTACGGCTGCGCTGGAGGCTGCTGTCGTGGGCGGCAAGTTGCTGCACGGCGGGCACCCGGTGCTGGCGTGGCAGGCTTCCAACGTAGCGGTGCAGAGCGATCACCAAGGAAACAAGAAACCGTCGAAGGCCAAGAGCACGGAACGGATCGACGGCATCGTGGCCCTGATCATGGCCCTCGGCATCCACGCCACCTCGACCGCACCAGCACCCGCACAATCCTGGGACATCATCACGTTATGAGCGAGAACGCTGCCGCCGATTGGAAGATGATCGACCTACGTGGCATTGAATGGCACGGCGACGGTGGCAGCCGAACGCCGTCTGGCATCCGCGTCACGGCCGACAACTCCATGGCCTGCTCGGCCTACACGGCGTGCATCCGCGTCATCTCGGACGCAGTGAGCTCGTTGCCGCTTCACGTCTACGAGCGGCTGGCCAACGGCGGCAAGGCCAAGGCCCCGTCGAATCCGGTCTACCGACTTCTGCACATGCAGCCGAATCCGTGGCAGACGGCGCAGGAGTTCCGCGATTGGATGACCGGCATGTACCTGCATTACGGGGCCTCGTACGCCGAGATCCGCCCAGGTGCTCGAGGTGCGATCTCCGAGCTCTGGCCGCTGCACTCGTCGCGGATGGAGGCCGAGCGGCTGGAGGATGGCCGGCTGCGGTACAGGTACAAGGAGCCGAGCGGGAAGATCACGACCTACTCGCAGGAACAAATTTTCGCCCTGCGGTTCACGACCGAGGACGGCATCAAGCCGATCCCGACCTACAAGATTTTCCAGAATGCCATCGGCTTGGCTCAAGCCCTTGAGGCCCACGGCAGCACCTACTTCGGCAACGGTGCCCGGCCGGGCATCGTGCTGGAGAGCGACAACCCGATCCCGCCCGAGGCGTCCGAGCGACTCCGCGAGCAGTGGGAGCGGATGCACCGAGGGCCTGACCGTGCGTTCCGTACTGCGGTCCTGCCCAACGGCGTGAAAGCCCACGAGCTCTCGGGCAGCAACGAGGCCGCCCAGTTCCTTGAGACTCGGCAGTACCAGGTGATTGAGATCTGCCGCGCGTTTCGCGTGCCGCCGCACATGATCCAAGACCTGACCCGCAGCACGTATAGCAACATCGAAGTTCAGGGCACGGAGTTCGTCCAGCACTGCTTGCTGCCGCATCTCAAGCGGTGGGAGGCTGCAATCAGCCGCGACCTCATCGTGGACGACGAGACCTACTTCGCAGAGCACAGCGTCTCGGGCCTGCTCCGTGGTGACCACGCCAGCCGGTCGGCCTACTACGTGTCGGCTCTGCAAAACGGCTGGATGACAGTCAACGAGATCCGCGAGCTTGAGAACTTGAACCCGATCGGGCCAGAGGGCGACAAGCACTTCGTGCAACTCAACATGACGACGCTGGACAAGGTCGGCGAGGAGCCGCCAGCACCAGAGCCCATGCCCGAGCCACCAGTCGAAGACGAGGAAAGCCCAGCCGACGAGGCCGAGGACCAATCCGAGGAGGACGACACAGATGGAAATTGAACGCCGCGACTTCGCCTTTGAGGACGACAACGAACTGATTGTCGAGAGCCGGGCCGACGGCCGGGCCGCGATCATCGGGTACGCTGCCGTCTACAACCGGCTGAGCCTCGACCTAGGCGGCTTCCGCGAGGAGATCCTGCCGGGGGCCTTCGACCGGATTCTCACCCGCCAGCGTGGCAAACAGGACGTTGTGGCTCTGTTCAACCACGACAGCAATATCGTACTGGGCCGCACCTCGAGCGGGACGCTGGAACTGTCGAGTGACGAGAAGGGGCTGCGGTACGTTGTGACGCCACCCGTGAGCCGGGCTGATGTGATGGAACTGATCTCGCGGCGTGACGTTCGCGGCTCGTCGTTTGCCTTTACGGTGGACAAGGGCGGCGAGGGCTTCCGCCAGGGCGAGGACGGCAACGCCATCCGGCAGATCAGGGAGGTGAGCGGGCTTTATGACGTTGGGCCGGTACTCGTGCCAGCGTATCCCGCCACCTCCGCTGCCGTGGCCATGCGGTCCTATGAGGCGTGGATGCGGTCGCAGCAGACCGTGGAAGTTCCGGCCGAGATCGCCAAGCGTTCGTTGGTGCGTGACGCAGCTGCTGCGTGGACACTGAGGCTCCGAAATGTCTGACGTTCGGTGCCAGTGCGGTGAGCGTCTGCGGTGCAGATCCAGCCGGCCGGTCGGCAACGAGCGGCAGCGGTATCTCCGTTGCCCGAGGTGCGGCGCTCGCGGCGTGGCGTTTGTGAAAACAACACATTCCGAGGTCCGCTTCTGCAAGGGGCCACGGGCCTAGCCGTAGCGTTGACTCCATCGGCAATACCGCCGCAGGAGAATCACCGCACATGGACAATCTCAAGAAGCTTCAGGACGAAGCCGTTACCCTTGCCAACCGCATCGACGCCGTCCGGGCTGTCGAGTCTGACGACGCCGACAAGATCGCCGAGCGTGACCTCGAGCTCGAGCAGCTGAACAAGCGGGCCGGCGAGCTCGCCAAGAAGGTGGACTTCGAGAAGTCGGTGGCCGAGTCGGCCAAGAACCTGCGGGCGGTGGTCGAGCGTTGCGCTCCGGCCCCCGAGGTGACCGAGGAGCGGGCCGTCGAAGTGCAGGCCGTGTCGCACAGCGGCAAGCTCCGCGCTTTCGAGAAGCACGAGGACGCCTACAAGGTGGGCATGTGGCTCCGGGCCAAGAGCGGCGACACCCACGCGAAGCGGTGGTGTGCTGATCACGGCGTCGAGGCTCGTGCTCTCGGCGGTGCCAGCGGCAGCGGTGC